TGTGATGGCACAGCCACCGTTGTTGGTGGTGGGGTTCGGCTTGGAGACTGGCTTCTGACTGCCCGTCATGTGTTTGAAAGTCCGAAGATGATAAGCTATATGGCTACGAACGTGATTTTCTTGGCGGGAGGCAAACAGGCAGAAGCAACCTTGGAACGAACGGCAACATCCTTTGTGGTGGCGCCCGGAAACAAGGAATATTCGATGACGTGGAAAGACTTGGCATTGTACAAGGTCGGCGATCGGGCGTTCAAGTCCGTCGGCGCGCGTTCGTTGAAGTGGACAGACTTGACATATTACCCCTCGTGTTCTGTGTCCACATTTGGAGCCCCAGACGGCACCATGATGACCGCTACGGGTCACGTGGTAACACATGTCGAATTGGAGGCGAAAAGCGGCGTGTTCGCCCATACCTGCAGTACGACGCAGGGCTGGTCGGGATCGCCGGTGGTGACCAACGTAATGGGTGCGACCAAGATCGTTGGAATCCACATCACAGGAGGAACAAACGCGAATTACGCGGTGACTTCCACAGCGGTGGTAGCGTTTCTCAGGAACGCGAAGATGCACAATGGAGCAGAACCGCTGGAAATTCCCTGTGCCGATGACAATTTATATCGTCGGTTCAAGCAGGCATGCTTTCCGGATGACATTCAAGATGAAGGGAAGCACGCACAGGGCGCCATTGGCGGCAGACAGTACCAGGGACGGAAGAGGTTCATGGATCTGGACGACCGTTGGGACGACGCTATCCAAGAAGAAGTGGATCAGCGTTTGCACGGTCACGGCATTGGTGAGGGAGGCCCCGGAGACCACGTCTACGAGGACGAGGCGGTAAAGATTCCCAAGGAAGAGGCGATTGACGAGTTTCGATTTGCCTTCAGCAAGTGGATGCTGAGCGAACAGGCCAGTCGTCACACAGTTACGGACGCAGGATTGCTCTGGGTTCGGCGTGTGGCGTGCTGGGGCTTGCATCCCCAATCAAGAAAGATTATGACGTAT